CAATGGAAGGAGGAGTTCCAACGCAAAAGATTTTACCATTCTCCGAAATAGTTCAGTCTCCAGATCTAATTAATGTTTCTGCAAATGGAACTGTTGCAACTAGATTTACATTTGAAGCACCTGTTTATCTTGAGGGAGATAATACAGAATATGCAATATGTTTAGCATCATGGTCAACCAAATATAAAGTATTCATATCAAGAGTTGGAGAATCTGATTTATTGACTGATGAATTTATATCACAACAACCATACTTGGGATCATTATTTAAGTCGCAGAATGCCTCTACTTGGGATGCCTCACAGTGGGAAGATCTTAAATTTGTAATTAATAAAGCAGTATTTGAAACTCAGGGAAGCTTAGAAATATATAATCCTATTTTATCTCAAGGTAATAATCAAGTTGCCAAATTGATGCCAAACTCAATCAATGTAAATTCAAAACGAGTTAGACTTGGTATCGGAACATCACTAGCAGATACTGTTCTTACATTGGGCAATACAGTGAATCAATTATCATTTAGTGATGGAGACACTGATTATAGTGCTGCGTCAAACGCAAGTGGTAACTTTGTGGGTAGTGCTGGTATAGGAACTGGTAATATGGGCATTATAAATGCAGGTTTAGGATATACCCCTGCATCTGGAACATTTGATTATGTTGGAGTCGCACTTTCTAATGTAACTTCTGGTGGTGATTTTATGACCGCAGATATAAGAGTTACTGATGGTGTGGTTGCCATAGCAACAATTAGATCTTCTGGTAGTGGATTCCAACGAGGTGATGTTCTTGGTATAGGAACAATTACTGCATCAGATGGAACTGCTGTATCTGGTAGAAATGCAAGACTATCTGTTGTTTCAATCGGAAGCACAGAGGAGTTGATATTAGATGGTGTTCAAGGAGATTTTGCTCTCAATGGAAGATTAACATATACACATCCAATTACTGGATTAACAACATCATTAAACACTACAGTTGGTTCTTCTCATACAAATGCTAGAATCACTACACTTGATAAAATTACAGAGGTAAGTGATGGATTGCATTTCACTGTTGATCATAGAAATCATGGTATGCATCATGAAACAAATAGAGTAACAATATCTGATGCAGAATCTGATGTAATTC